CCCTACGGGTAGTGCAAGAAAAACAAGTGGGGTTGGGGTTACAGATCACACGATTTTAAGAAGATCTGGTTTTACTGTCCTTAGTCCTAAAGCACCTTGGAAGATTAGAGATAAAATTACTGCTGTTAATACTGCTTTGTTAGATGCAAATGGAGATCAAAGAACTTTTATCCATCCAAGATGTAAGGAATTAATAAAATCGCTTAGAACTTTAACTTATGCACCTAATACTGGACTGCCTAATAAGAATTTAGGGGTTGACCATGCGTTTGACGCTTTTGGTTATCTTTGTCTACAACAATTTAACTTGGCAAAACCAGAGACATTAGGCCAGACTTCGTTTAGAATATATTAAAATCATTTAATTTTTCCTATGCCTTACTATAAAG